AAAAAGTTCGCGGCAGTATACCACGATTTATAGTTAGTGTCATTGGGCGATCCGAAAGTATTCAAGAGTTGTTCTTCGCTTGAAATTTCGACTACTTCACTTACTGGACCTTTGGCGAATCTACCGACAACGGCACCAACATTCGTGATTACAGCTGGAACGCTGGTTGACGCATCTATTTCTGAAATGTTTACGCCGGGGCTTACTTGGAATGCCATTTTTTAATCTCCTTTGATTTTTATTTAATAGTATTTTGTATTTATTTATAAAAACTACAAACTCACTTATTCTCAAAATCAGACAGTGTGGTCAATTGGATTAACTCTCCATAAATCCCCACTGTCATCTACAAAACTCTCATCGTCGAGCCCACTTGATATGAATCCAAATGGCAACATATCCTCTTCTAGATGTTTCATTCGTTCGTCATATATTTCTCTTCGAATGTCTACATCACACATGGATTTAAAATATGGGTCGGTCGTCATCCATGCAAATAATATTAAAGTATCCACAAGATCGTCATTCCTACCCCTTTCAGCTTCAAATTTTGGACCTTTTTGGACAAATGATGTCAATTCGTTTATTGTTTCATAATCACGAATATATAATTTATCTTCTTCAATTAAACTTTTTAAATTCATACAACCAATTTTTTTAGTTGCCTTTGTGGTTCTGATTCCTAAACTTTTATTTGAACCGCCGAACCCACCACTAATGCTCTGGCCCTTTCTATTATCGCTCGATATACTTATTAGATTTACATTTTCCAAATCGTGATACAATATGTCACTGACCTGTTGACCCACATCATTTATTTCGACTAAAATTAGTGCTTCGTTATATACATCTGACATTCTATTGATAACAGTTGGAAAAACCATAGGTGGTATTTCATTAGATCTAAAAGTTACTACTTGTTTATATGGCATTTCGGTGCAGTCAATTATAGAAAATGCTGAATAATCCATTCCTTTTCCTCTTGACACATCTACTGTCATAAAGTATATGTTATTCTTTTTGGCCTTTTCGTATATTTTGAGAGACCCATTTTCTAATTTTTGTCTTGGAATTTTATATGGCATGTTTTTTAATTTTGTGAAATTTATCAGAGTATTCGTGCTGCCTAGAAATTCCGTATCAAACTCTTGTCGAAACTGTTCTGCGCTGGTATTCTTAATGGTCTCAGCTTTCCATTTTTCATCTCTGCCGGGCACTTCTGACCAATGCACTTCAATAGGAACATAAGAATTTCTGCCTTCTTCTGCGTCCACCCACAATTTGTAAAAGTGGTTCATACCTTGTGGTGTGGACACGATAATAACTTTTGTTGATTGCCCAGATGAAATAGTTGGATAAACTGAATTGAAAAATTCTTCTGCAAGTTCGATAGGAACAAACGCAAATTCGTCAAGAAACAAAATATTGAAAGATCCACCACGAATCGCAGAAGATGATGTCGCAGCCGCAATAATTCTAGAACCGTTTTCCAATTCTATATTACCTTTGTTCCAAACTTCAACACCCTGTTGTAACCATTTGGGAAGATGTTCATAGGCCATTTGCAATCGACCTAACAATTCTCTGGCAGTTGCAAGTTTGTTTGCAAGTAATGCGACCGAGACATCTTTGTTAAATAGAATGTAATGTAGAAAAAATGCAATGCTGGTAATGGATTTTCCCGACTGTCTACCAATTTTACAAATAGTAAAACGATTATCATAAAAGTTTCGAACCATATTTTCTTGAAATGGATACATGTTAAAATTTACTAAACCCTGATCAAGATTGACAATTTTAACATATGTTTTTATAAAATGTATAGGATCTTCCATACATTTTACATATTCTTTTGCTTGTTCTTCTGTCCATTCAATTTGCACACCCGAACCTTTTAGATTTGGATTATTATTATAAATTTCATTCATTCTCTATTTTTACCCTTTAACATTTCCAATAATGCATTGGTATCTCCGACAAAAACTGAATTATTATTGACTACTTTACTAGGGCCGCCTTTTTCGGATTCTATTTTATTCATTTCAATTTGCAATTTTGTCAAATCTGCAACCATATCTGAAGTTGTTTTCATAAGCTGACCTACAACCTCAAATGCTCTTGGGTGATCGCTTTCTTTCGCAACCAGCATCATATGTGATAATGCTTCTTGGCCGGTGTCTACTAAATTGTGCAAAGTTTTTCTTCTTAGTGCATAATCATCTGATATTTCATCACCCCGAGCAATTTCCTTAGATTCTTTATCTTCCATTATTTCTATTTCGGTAGATTCCATATCATTTTCTATATCCAAAAATTTACTCAAATGTTCATTATTAAATTCTTTCATTATTCATCTCCAAAATCTTCATCAAATGTATTCACAAAGTTCCAAGAACCGCTTTCATTAGCTTCAACGGGGTCTGTAGTAATCGTGTTTCTTGTAAATTGATCTGTTGTATTTAATTTTTTGGTATTAGTTATGGCTGTTCGTATTATCTTTTGTTCTCTTTGGAGTCCATATAAGACACATTGCATGGTAAATTCCATTGTCCAGACTAGAGATCTTCTTGTCAAAAAATCTCCTTCATACTCGTCCTGATAATCAACAGCATTCAGTGTCAAAGGCGTGTCTCTTACAATTCCCAACTCGCTGACTTCTTTAATAGGTATAATAAAAGATGGAGTAAAATATGGTAATATCTGCTCAACTATTTGAGTCGCATCATCTGCATTTTTTGTCATTATAGAAAGAGTGAATGAAATATCATACGGAACTGGATTGTATATGACATTTTTTTTATTGATATCTGTCGAATGATTTTGTTTTGTTATCTTTCCAACCTTTGATAATTTTCTATCGGGCGAATATGTAAACCCTCCGATTTGAAAAGACATTCTAGGTAAAGTTATCGCAGCGTTGCCGTTTTCATCTACCTTATTAATTCTGGACAAATATTTCTCAGTGGGCCCATATGCTAATGGCACATCAATAGTTTTTACGGTCGCCCCAGCAGAGTTTTTATGTTTTATCTGCACATCATTGAACATAGAACCAAACGCGATTACATAATTTCTAATTGTCCCTCTATAAAAATGTGGATTTCCTAACATTTAGTAGTCCTCACTAAAAGGATTCGTGACAGTAAAATCTATCACGCCATCTGTTGTCGTAGTTGAAAGTGGAATCAAACCAGTATCCGTATCAGCTTGATTATCTATTGTATTATCTACCAATCCAGCCGCTGAGAAATTGTTGTCGATTTCTACTATGCCTGTATTTATCGTTTCATGGGAATACTCAAACAATTCGGATGTCAATTGATAGACATGCATTTTTCCTAATTGATAGAAGGGTATTTCATCTTCTACAAATTTTATTTCAAATGCTTTGTCTACTAATGGCAAATATATCAAATCGCCAACCTTTGGTCTTTCAAATCCGACTTCTGCCAAAAACCTAGATTTTGATACTATCGTAACTATTTGATCTTGTACCGTCAATCCGAATTGAGTTAACATATCACCCTCTCCTTCAAATCCATCAACACTTTCTATGTGCATTTCTATAGAATGAGTATTAGTAAAAGAAGATATTGCTTCATTAAATATAGTATCTTCTTTTACTATATCTCTGGGGATATATGTAAAATCTTGACCGTGCATTTGAATAGATTCTATTACAAGACTACCTATTAAATCTTGTTCTTGGGTGTATGTGGTAGTATTGATATAAGCATTAGTTACCATCTGTCTTATCCAATCATTATATCAACAGGCAATTCGTAGTTAAGAGACATTTGCTCTTCAAGGATTTGAATTTCCTCTTTTGCTTCTTGTAAAATATTTGCCCCATTAAAAGTTACACCGCCTGGCAGAGCAACACCTTCAAACTTGGCCAAATTCTCGCCCCATTGTTTTTTAATCAACGCAGTTGCATATCTTTTCAGCCACCTATCATTCCACACATCGGTGTAAATATTGGGGTCAATTATTTTTGTCACTTCCATAATAACATATTCATCCACTTTTATGTCAAACCCCCAATCAACATCCATGAATAGTTTATTCATATGTCTTTGGTATCGAATTGGCACGGTGCCATGAATAATGGTATTTACCATTTGTAGGTGATCTTGAGTGACCTGATATGTCAACATTTCTGCACTTGTCAGATTATATACATCGTTCAAAAATAATTGATATTTAACATCAAACATGTTTGTCGAAAAACTATTTTTTTGATATAGTGGAATTACCTGTTTAATTCCTATAATACTCTGGTCTGTCGTGATGTAATTATTTGTAATATCAGCCGCAGTCAATTTATAGGGAACGTATGTATCTTCTACCGCATCGAAGTGATAGTCTTGATAATATTCTAAGGCATCGTCAATTCTATCTTCGATTTGATCGTCCGACACATTTATTTGTATTACGGGAGACCCTAGTTTTCTTTGACAATATGATTTAAACGCTGTGCGAGATGTGATAGCAGGCATAACAGTCCTCTTTTATGACTATTTATAATTATAATTCTCCAAGAGTTACCAAACCCTTTTCTAAAAGAATTTCTCTATTTGCCATATGTGCGGCCTGTGTCTCGTCTTTACTGCCGCCGAAATACGGTACTGCATGATTTTCTTCGATCATAATTTCTGTAAGTCTTTTTTCGTCAAACAAGAAATCTCCAAGAATTCGTCCGAATTTTCCTGTCTTGTCTTTTTCGGTTTTAATCATCTGCATACTACCAATCGGCATCATTAACTTGACAAACTCTTTTGCTGCAAGTCCAAATGCCTTTTCAGTCAAATCTCTTGTTCTTGATTCTGGCGTATCAATTCCCATGATACGGACGCGCTCTCGATGTATCCATACACCAAAACCTAAATCAATATCGACGTCCACTGTGTCGCCGTCTACTACTCTAAGAATTTTGCAGGGGTATTCATATGCCATTATTTTATCCGTCCGACCATGATTGATTTTCTGCACCTGTAGATGCACTTGCGTTTGTTTGTACTTCTTCTATTGTGGTTGCATTTGGATCTATTGACTGAATTGCTGCCAAGACTGCGGCCGCGTTATCTGAAGTGATATCGACGCTTCCAACAGAATATGCCGCACTAGAAATAATTCCAACCGATCTTCTTATAGAATTTTTATTAGATGTTGCGCCGACTAAACCACCTTGCAATCTTCTTATAGAATTTTCCACAACCCCACCACCAAAAACATCGCCAGTTTTTCGTGCAATGCCATTTATAGGTGGTGGATTGGTAGTTATAATCATTTTATATTATCCTATGAAAATGGCACATTATCTTCTGGATATGCATAGGTTGCATTTTGAAGAGCACTAGCTTTATCGGCATGTCCTGTTTTGTGAGTCTTGAATGCCCGATATCGTGTAGAACCATCTAGTATTACGTCACCTCTATCAAAAGAGTTGTTACTTGTTCTATATACATTCATCAATCTTCCTTGTCGTGGATCTCCATAAAAATTGACGCCATCCATATGTGGCGAATATTGTACAGGAACTAATGGATGAATATCTTCACCGCCTGTACCCTTCATTGAATATACATTAGTTCTTGGTGCTGGAAATATAGAAGGTGCATCATCATATGTTGTTGATTGATCTCCCCAACCATATGAATCCCCCGTATCAGAATGAGTCGAATTCCGCAACACACCTTCCTGATCTACATATTGAGGCATATACATTCCCCATGTTGGATACGATGTATTAGATGTTAGAGTTGGGTTTGACATGACATTCTGCCACGAAGACCACATCACAGGAGTTGGACAATATGTGGGAAAACTAGAATGTGCAAAATTGTCATATGTGCCGTTGTGTTCAAGATCACTCACACAAAACCAACCCTGATCTTGCGCGGTCGGCGATCCAGCACTCACAACCATTATCATAAATGTTGTATCATTTACAATCATGTGAATACTATCTAAGTCATTCATTCCATCATGACCA